GAAGGAACATTGTTTTCTGATGATCAGATAAAATTGATTGAAATGTATAAGAATACTAATCCTTATTCTTATCCAAAACAATCCGGAAAGGATGTTGAACCCGTGGCAAATCAGTCTAATATTGATTCTTTAAATATTCCATTGCCGGAAGGTAAATATAAAAACTCTCGCGGACTTGATGTTGTACATGCTTCTCAGCTTAATAATGTTCAAAAGGTTGACTGGATTAAAGAAATTCTTTCAGATCTTATTGATGAATTTGTTTCTTATAAGTTTAATACTATTTTGAAACATCGTGTTCGTCTTTATTCTAAAAATGAAAATGTTGATACTTTGTTATTGGCAATAATAAATCTTCAAGCTACTTATAACAGTTTGATTGATGCGAAAAATTTATTTGGTTATACATTTCAATACGTAAGATAATATGATTGTAAAAAAAGTTGAATTAATTGATAATGGTAACAAAGGTGTAAAAGTTACTTTTGATGGTCAAAGAAAAATTAATGATCAGATATCCGCGAAAAGAAAAAATCAAATGACAGAATCTTTTCCGTTGCCTATTCCTTTAAGGTTAAAATTTAATAACCTTAAATATTTCTTTTTGACAATGCTTGGCATTTGGAGAGATGATCAATGGACTGAATATTTGTTAGATGATTTTAGTGGGTTTAAGTCTGTTGATGATATCATTAATGATTTAGGTATTGATGATGATAATGATAAAAAAGCTTTATTGCAAAAGCAAATATCATCATATATTATGGCAGCAGATACAGCTTTTTCAAATACTAAAATTTTAGGTTATGAACTTGATAATACTAAAATTAAAATATTAGGCACTTATGAAGCAATCGAAGGAAAACCTATAAAAGTTAATCTTCCATTTATTTCCGAAGATGATGATTATGATTTTTATCAGGAAGCGGAACAAGTAATGGCCAGCATATCTTCTGATCTGTTTTCTCATTTGAAACAGGAAAATCTTGAAATTGAAAATGTAAAGGAAATTCTTTCTTTGTATTTAAAAGATCAGGCTGAAATTGAAAGGGTCAAAGAGCAAACCGAAGAAGAGAGTTGGGAAGAGCTTGTGCATCGATTAGAAAGCAAAGGAGCTATTGTAATGCCATTGGCTGGTAGTGAACTTGAAAAAAGTTTAAATGAAAATAACGATGTTGAAAAGATGGAATTTGCCAGTAATGGAACTATGAATGAAAATCGTTTTGAAGAAAGTCAAGAAGAAGATGTTGTTGAATCTGATGATAAAGTTCCTACAACTACAGATTCTGAATTAGAAGATGATGATATTTCTGATCAAGAAAAAGATCAGGATGAAGATTCTCCTGATAATGGAAATGCAGGGTTCTTTTAATATTTAAAAAAATTGTTTAATAATTGCCGGGGTAACTCCCGGCATTTTAAAATATGTATGTGTATGCAAAAATTAAAAGTATTAAGAAGTTTATTTGCTGATATAAAATATAGGGCAAGTCAAAAAGGTTTTGAAGTAGAAACCCATTTTGAGCAAAAAGTTTCGGCTATTCAGGTAAAAAGAACTGTAGATAATACGATTGTTTATCGGTTAGTTGATGAAATAGAAAATGATGATAAAAGATTTACTCATTCTGAAATGTTAAAATCACAAATTAAAACTTTTGAGCAT